ATACAAAAGAAATTATTAACTTCTTTAAGGGTTCCTAAAGCATTTTTAGGTTTTGAAGAGGTTGTGGGTGACGGAAAGAGTTTATCTTTACAGGATATTAGGTTTGCTCGTACAATAAATAGAATACAAAAATCTATGGTACAGGAACTTAATAAGATTGCAATCGTACATTTATATCTTTTAGGTTTTGAAGATGAGTTAGGTAACTTTACTTTAGGATTAACTAATCCATCAGCACAAGCAGATTTACTTAAAATGGAGCAATGGACACAAAAAATACAATTATATAGAGATGCGGTTAGCGACCCAGGTAATGGTATATTACCCGTTTCTTCTTCATGGGCTAAAAAACATATACTCGGATTCAGCGATGAAGAGATTAAGTTAGATATCCAACAACAAAGAATGGAAAAAGCTGTTGCCGCTGAACTTGAAAAAACTTCCGAAGTAATAAGTAAGACCGGAATATTCGCAAATATAGATAAGCTATACGGTAACAAGCCAGGTGAGGGAGGTGACCCTCTTGGTGATGAAACGACTGACTCCGCAATAGGCGATACAGGCGGTAGTTTAGGTGACTTAGGAGGTGACTTAGGTGGTGACTTAGGTGGTGACTTAGGTGGTGACTTAGGTGGTGACTTAGGTGGTGGAGATACAGGTGGAGATGAAATAACACCTGAAAGATTTATTAGAAATAAAGATTTAGACATTTTACTAGAAGATGATTTAATAAATGGTAAAACTGTATTGGACTTATCAAAGGGAAGACAATCTCTAGGTGAAATCGAAGATAAATTGAACGCATTACTAAATGATTGATATTTATAAAATAAATTACTATGAATTCATTTGGAGAAATTAAAACCCGTATAGAAACCTTTTTTGAAAAAACCTATGGTAAAGAATCGTTCAAAGAAGGAATTAAGGGATTCAAAAAACACGTACTAAATAAAAAAAAGATTTCAGAAGCTTATTTTTTATATGATGAATTATCATCTAAAAAAGGTTTAAATGAAAATATTGTCGATGAATATATTTCAGAATCATTTGAGCATTTAAAGTCGATTATAGAGGATAATAAATCTAAAATACAAGAATTAAGTGATTGGATTAATTCATTACTTAGTGAAGATGTGGACAATAAATATGTGGATATCGACAGTCATATTTACACTAAAAATATTGTTAAGAATTTAGAATCTCTAATAGAATCAAAACAACGAATTAGAAAGAATTTAATATCGGTAGAAATTGTAAAGGAGAACCACTCTATACATTTACCCTTATCTACAATGTTAAAAGTGGCTACTAATGCCTTTAACTCAGAATATAGTAGTCTTAATGAGTCTGATAAAAACGAATTAAAATACTTTATCTCTCTAAAAGGTAAAACATTGAATGAAGAAGTTGAGTCCGCTAAAAACTCTGTATTAGACAAGTTAAACCTTAACCTAACCGAATCTACTGACACAGTATTAAAAGAAAAACTACAGAAGACTATTGATAAAATTAATGAGTCAGAGTGTAGTCTTAGTTCTTTATATAGATTAAAAGAATTAGATAAGGGACTTCTAAAATGAGAAAGTTTTTTGTGTCATTATTAGCTGACGTAGACGGACAAAAATCATCAAAAAGATTTGTGACTATAATTGCATTTTTTATGATGTGTATTGCATTTCTATCTAACATATTTATGGATATACCACTACAAAAATATGTTTGGGATGGTATGATGTATATAGTAGGTGCGGGGTTAGGGTTTACCACACTAGAAAAATTTTCAAGAGATAAAGGAAGTCAATTAAAGTAATAAAAAAAGGAACTCACTCCAAGTTCCTTTTTTTATTTAGGTATTTTGCTTTTTTCATTTTTTCTCTACGTTTAACTGAATCCTTAGTGTGTTCTTTATTTTCACGGATTTTTTGAAGTTGTTTTGTTTTGTGCACTTTAGTTTTATATTCCTTAAGCGCTCTTTCTATAGAGTTTTTTTTTACTTTAATTATTAACATTAATCTTTTTTTATAAATATAATTAATTTTGACATATTTCATATATTATACTATTATTTAACTATAACAATAAACTTTCAAAATATGAAGTTATATGAAAAAAGGAAAAACGTCACAACTAAACTTATTTAGTGACGTAAAATGTCATTACGGCACAGTAGACGCAAAGAATTTAAAATCACTATATATAGTGTTACAAACTTGGGTAGAACCCATAAAAGAATTTGAGAATTGGGATAGAGCTAACAGTTATTTTGAAAAAACGATAAAACAGACACTATATGAGGTGTGTGACCCTCTTACCTTCGAAAGGTTTAATATCGTAGACTTAGACTTAAGGAGTAGTGGAATACAAAAAGGTAAGAGAAGCTTTATGAATTTAGAGATAACATTATTCCTCAAAGAACCAATGGATTTCAAGTCATTATTCTTAAGAGAAAGAATAAAAGACATACTAAAAGCGGTCTATCAAGATAACGTAAAAGGTATAAATTATTTCAAGATACATAAGAGTAAATTGTCAAAAGAGTTAGTCTAACATATTTATAATAAAAAAGTATGAAAATATTAGGACCAAACGATACAGGTAAAGGTATTTTAGTTGAGTGGGATGCTGGTAACATCAATCCAAAGGATAGTAGAAACGCTCAAGTTATACAAGAATCATATGGACATCTAGACCACTCTCAACCTTTTGAGTTTTATGCTACACTTCAAAAATTTGACACACCAAATAGAAACGGTAGAGTGTATCCTGAAAAAATATTAAGACGTGAAGCGGATAATTATAAAAAAGCGATTGAAAAAGGTTTATCAATATCCGAGCTTAATCACCCGGAGTCATCATTAATTGACTTAGATAGAGTTTCTCATTTAATAACTGAAGTGTGGTGGGAAGGTAATACGTTAATGGGTAAGATAAAGCTATTAACCTCCCCTGGATTTCATAAAGAGGGTGTAGTTTCATGTCCAGGTGACCAAGCTGCGAATTTAATGAGGCAAGGGGTTACTATGGGGGTTTCTTCTCGTGGTGTCGGTTCTCTCGTTAAGAAAGGAGAAAGAAATGAAGTACAAGAAGATTTTGAATTAATATGTTTTGACTTAGTATCTTCACCTTCTACTCCTGGCGCGTATCTCTTCTTGAATAAAGATGATAAGGGTAAGTATGAAGAAAATATTGAAGAAGAAACACAATTAAGGTCACAAGAGACAAAAATAGACGGTAAATTAGGTAAGAGTGTTGACTTAATGAAAAAATTATCCGATTATTTAGGTTATTAAACCATTTTTAAAAAAATTACAATGAACGAGAAATATTTTATTGCTAAAGTACAATATGACTTACCTGATGAAAACACAGGTAGAGTTAAAAAGATAAGAGAAGAGAAGTTGGTTCGCGGATTTAACGTTACTGACGTTGAGGCTAAGGTTACAAAGAGTTTTAAAGACTTTGTTTATGAATGGAGAATCACCGCTTGTGTTGAGAGTAAGATAGACGAGATCTATGAATAAAATATTTGTTAAAATATTAAAGTAAAAAAATCGGGGTCAATCCCGATTTTTTTTTGCCCTGACTAATTAAAAAAACACTTTTTTAATAACTGCCATATTTATATGTAAACTATAATAAACTTTTTTGCAAAAAAAAATAAAATGGCAGACAAAAAAACGTTGGTTGAAGAAGCTTTACTACAGATGGAAAATCTGCAGGAAGCCATTACAGAAAATGCAAAAGGAATACTTGCTTCTACTATGAAGGAAGAAATCAGTGAGTTAGTAAAAGAATCTCTCAAAGAAGAAGGGGTTAAAAAGTCTAAAACTAAATTATCAGAACAAGAAGATATTCTTGATTTAGATGATATTGAAGTTGAAGACGAAGATGGAGAGGATGAAATGGAAGGTCTTGAAGATTTAGGTCTTGAAGATTTGGAAATGGATTCTGATAATGACGAAGACTTAGAGTTAGGTGATGAAGAAATGTTAATGATTGATTTACCTGGTGATGAGTTAGAAGTCGACGATGAAGAAGAAGTTCTATTACCACTTGATTTACCACTTGATTTAACAGGTTCTTCCGATGATGATATTTTAAAGGTCTTTAAGGCTATGGGTGAAGATGATGGTATTATCGTTACTCAGGACGAAGAAGGTATTACTTTAAAGGATGATGAAGCGGATGTTGAATATGAGATTCGTTTAGAATCTGAAGAAAATGAAGAAACTCTTTCAGAAATGGAAGAGGAAGAAATCGTGTATGAAATCGAGATTGGTGAAGAAAATGACGAAGAGGAAATCGGTGAAGGTCAAGGTTATGATGACAAAGAAGACGAGAGATTAGGGATGAAGCACGGTAAAATTGCTGACAAAGATTTAAATTCTAAGAAGGCAAGAAGAGACGACGCACATTTCGAAACTCGTGAATCAGAAGGTGAAACTAAAGAAGGTTCAGTTCGTTCTAATGTGAATGGAAGACACACTAATTTAAAACCTGACGGTTTTCCAAAAGGTCTTATGAGACCTGCGATGAGAGAAAATAAAGAATTAAAAACTGAAGTACAACAGTTAAGAGAAAAGAATGAAGAGTACCGTAAGGCACTTAACATCTTTAAAGAAAAGCTTAATGAGGTTGCAGTTTTCAATTCTAACTTAGCTTACGCTACGCGTTTATTCACTGAACACTCTACGACAAAAAAAGAAAAAATAAATATATTAAGACGTTTCGACGGTGTCGAAACTATTAAAGAGTCAAAGTCTCTTTATAAGTCAGTCAAAGAACACTTAGGTGGAAATGAACAAACAGTTGTTGCCGAGTCGGTACAATCTAAAGTTCAAAAATCACCATCTAATGGTTCTGCGAATAACTTAATAGAGAGCAAAACCTATGAAAATCCACAATTCTTAAGAATGAAAGATTTAATGGGTAAGTTACAATAAAAATAAAAATTCCAAAAAAAAATTATTAAAATGGGAGCATTATTAGAATCAGGTCTAGTTGGTAACATCGGTCTCAAGCACCTTAAAGTTATCAAGGAGGACACAATCAATAAGTGGGACAAGTTAGGGTTCCTCGAAGGTCTTAAAGGACACATTAAAGAAAACATGGCGCAATTGTATGAAAACCAAGCGTCACATTTGATAAACGAAGCATCTGCTTCAGACAGTTCAGGTTCATTTGAAACTGTTGTTTTCCCAATAATCAGAAGAGTTTTCTCTAAGTTATTGGCTAACGATATCGTTTCGGTTCAAGCGATGAATTTACCTATCGGTAAGTTATTCTACTTTGTACCAAAAATCCAAGAAGGTGGTAACGGAGCCGGTTCACACAGACAACCATTCGGAGCACCTGGAAATAGTGAGACTGACCCAGCAGCTGGATACGATACAGGTACAAACCTTTATGATAGATTTTATGAAGGTAGTACACCTAATTCAGACCCAGCAGGATTATTTGATTATTCTAAAGGTCAGTGGAGTGCTATAACTACAACCTTACAACCTGTTGTTTGGAATAACGGAGAATTAGTTCCAACAACTTTAGCTTTAGCTTTAGGTGCGGCGGCAGGTACTTCTGGTACTCCAGCTACAGACGTTAACACTAGGTCATTAATATTCGCTTTATCAGGATTTAGTAATGCTGGTGCAGGTAAATTAATTGGTCCTACAGGTAACGAAATGGATACTGAGGATTTCTTAGCGTCTTTAGAGACATATTTAGACAGTACTCCTGACGTATATTACAACTTTAGAGTTGTTACTCAGAAGTATGGTAAGGGTATTGTACAGTATGGTGATGAAGTAAAAACTAACTTCTACTCTCCTGACCCTAAAGGTCCAGGAGGACGTTATGATAATATCTGTGATACAACAGGAATTATCTATTTAGAGTTAGATTTTGCAACACCTGTTGTGGGATGTCCTAACTGTTCTATAGATGGTTATACTGGAACAACTATTGGCTCAGCTAATACTTACAACACGTACTATAGAGTTTATCAAGACCTTGAGTTTGAAGATAAAATCGGTGAGGTTTCATTTGATTTAGATGCTGTTACTGTTTCTGTTACAGAAAGAAAGTTAAGAGCTCAGTGGTCACCAGAACTCGCACAAGACGTATCTGCATTCCATAATATCGACGCGGAAGCTGAATTGACAGCGTTGTTGTCAGAGCAAGTAGCTGCTGAGATTGACCGTGAAATCTTAAGAGATTTAAGAAAAGGTGCGGCTTGGAGTTTAAGATGGGATTACAACGGTTGGAGAAGAATCTCAAACGGTTCTGTAAACTACAATCAAAAGGATTGGAATCAGACATTGATTACTACAATCAATCAGATTTCAGCTCAAATCCATAAATCTACATTAAGAGGTGGAGCTAACTGGATTGTTGTATCTTCAGAGATTTCTGCAATTTTCGACGACCTTGAGTACTTCCACGTTTCAAACGCGGCTCCTGACCAGGACCAGTACAATATGGGTATTGAAAGAGTAGGTACATTATCAGGTAGATATCAGGTTTATCGTGACCCTTACTTCCCACCAAACACAGTGTTGTTGGGACACAAAGGTTCATCATTACTTGATACTGGATATGTATATGCACCGTATGTACCTCTTCAGTTGACTCCTACGATGTATAACCCATTCAACTTTACACCAATTAAGGGTATCATGACTAGATACGCTAAGAAGATGGTGAACAACCGTTTCTACGGTAAGATTACAGTTGATGGTGTTAGAACATTCGACTTAAGAGAATTAAGATAATATCTATCTTAATAGTGAAAAAGAAAAAGGGAACCAAATGGTTCCCTTTTTTTATTCTTCATTTTTTTCTTCTTCTTCAGGTGGTAAAGGAGGGGGTGTTGTAAGAACTCTTATTGATTTTGATATCACTTCTGACTCTTCGATATCATATAGACCTTTATTATGTGCGTATCGAGTAGCGTGAACTAAACAAAAAAGAGCTTGGTCCATATTCATATCATCGATAAATTTATTTAATTCGTGCGGCTCTTTATAATTAATTGTATTAAAGAGACTATTAACATTTTGATTTTCCTGTTCCATGATTATTTCTTTTTAGGTAATATTTATTAATAAGTATAATAAATTAAATATGGAAGGATATATTTTATCAGAAGATTTAGCCGTTTGGTTTGGAAAAAAAAAGAAGAGTAAAAATTCTTCACAACCAAAAGGACCATGGGTTAATATATGTAAGAAAAAGAAAGGAGGGGGACATCCTCCTTGTGGTAGAAAAGATGCGGACAAAGGTGGATATCCAGTATGTAGAGCGGCGGGAGTTGCTTCAAAAATGTCACAATCGGCCAAAGACTCTGCTTGTCGTAGAAAACGTGAAAAAGAAAAAAAGGATACCCAAACAGGAAAAGGTCAAAGTCCCACCAATATTAAAATTAAAAACTACAATAATGAATCTTTATATTTAAAAAATATAATAAAAGAAAGTATTAATAATTTAGTTGTTGAGTCTAATAATATATCTGAGGAATTACAGTATCATTTAAATAATAAAATATCCATAACTAATAATATTTTTAGACATGGTAGCGATAAGTATTTTAACGTTGTTAATGAGGCAAGAAAATTAAAGGATAAAGGATATAGATTTGATGATTTCGACATTGAAATTTTAGAATCTGAAGTTGGTACATTTGTGACTACAGAATCCGGTAAAATATTACCTTTAGATTTCCCTATGATTAACGAAAAAGGTCAAGAAAACACAGTAAATGAGCAAGGATTTAGTTGGGACGGAACATACGCCAATGAGATTGATGAACAAGGTGCAGATACGTCTTGGTCAAAAGATGAGGATAAAATAACTCTTCAAGATATTTTAGAACTTACAAAAGACATTAAAATTATAAACTTCCCTACTAAAAAATTAGCTAATATTGTTCTAAACTGGAATGATAATCCTGAGGAAATAGAAAGAATTAGTCAAGTAGAAATCTCATCTCAATACCCTATTTTAATTATGGTAGATGAAAATGGTAAAATTCAATGGATATTAGACGGAAATCATAGAGCACAAAAAGCATTATGGTCTAATTCAGAAACAATACCGGCAAAACTTATTAAACCATCGAATCTTAATCCTAAATCTAAAAAAATATTTGGTTTATCTGAATCCGAATATAAAGGTAAAGATGTTAGTTTAAACAAACCTAAGTCA